GGTACAAAGTGGAGAATCTAGGGTACTATTTGGCGATTCTAAAGGACAATATCCTATATATATACATATATATAGAGCGAGTTGCTTTAGGCAACTACGCTCTATAATTTATTATGTGGTGGTTAGTAGAAGAAGTAGAGAATGAAAGCGCTAGTGCGTTCGTGCAGACGAGCGTAGCGAAGCGCTATCGTTCGTTCGGAGAAGCGAAAAAGATCGTGTGGAAGTGGTATCGTGCGAACGTGGGGAGAAAAGATTTAAGTCCGGCTAGTAAATTAACTTTATGGGCGATTTGTGAAAGGCATAGATTAGAAACCTGGAGTTCGCATGATAGTAATAGATATTATGCGCTCATGTGCGGTATGAGTCATAAGACAATTAGTAATGCTTTACTTGAATTAGCAAGTGAGGAAAGGAATATCGTTTGGTTAGCAGACGAGGAAAATAAAACGCTCATGCGAAAAAGCAGACGAGGTATTCGCAGACATATTCTTTTGGTTGGCTTGAATAAATTATTAAGAGAAGAACTACCTACCGGAAATCTTTAAGTTCTTTCCACGAATTCGTTTTTTGTGCTTGTTCATCGTGCTAGATGAAATTCTTTTTTTTCTCGACTGAGAAGATTTTTTTTTGATTGATTTATGTTCTGGTTTTAGGAGAGTTTTTGATCTTTGCATGGCTTAGTGGTGGGAAAACTCTAAGGGGAGAATTATCATTATGAAAAAGAGTTTTCCCACGCTAATTAACTACGATACATTTTATCAAGTTCTATAATCTTTGACACATATAATTGCTTAAATTCTAAAGACTTGGCTTTACGTATAGCAGTCTTTAAATTCGCTCGTCTTTTAAAATATAGCTTCTTATTCATCTTGAAACCAATTGTGTTTGTGCATTTCATCAACTAAAACTTGGCAAGATTCAAATTTGCCTTCTGCATGATGCAAAATTGCTTTACGCATTATGTTTAAATCAATGTTGTTATTTAAAATTTCAGTAAGCCAACCTTCTGGACTATGATAATCATAGTTATCAAAAAACTCAGATACACTTTCAAAACATACTGCTACATCTGATTTATTACCGCTCATTTATTATCTCCTTTTGAAAAAAATATATTGTTAGCATAATCAACCGCTTGTTTTTCGGTTAATCCCTTTCTCAAGCCTTCTTCGACCAAATACTCCAAGTGAGCTTGTACTAAAAAATTTCTACTCATTGATCCTGGCCCCTAATAATTTTTCACAGTAAGCTATTTCTTTCCAGAGTTTTTTAGCAGAGCTTAAACGCATTATTCTTTGTAAATGCCACTCTTGGTTTAACTCGTTGTTTAAATCATAAATACGAGTTTCTAATTGATCTTTTGAAAGACTGTTTAGATATTCTTCGTTCATATTATTTCTCCCTCATACATTTAAACCAGATTTTTCCGCTTAAATCATTATATGTAAGCCAATCCCCTTCTTTAGCATCAAATAAATTATCAAGAAAAGATTCTTCTAAATCCCATTCTTCAGCTAATTCAATCTCTTTAAAATAAATCAATTTTTGTTGGGTATAGTTATGAATAACAAAATACTCATCTTCTAAAGATTCAATATAATAAATTTCATTTTCCGGAACTTCTTCGTTTCCTAAATAACCATCTCCCCAGATAACTAAAAATGTTTTGTTATCTTTGGCTAACTCATATTCTGAGTCATAAGGGTTATATTCGTACATTTTTTCAACTTGCATTTGCATAATTATTTCTCCTCGTTATAAATTGATACATCGACTTCATAAATTTCAAAGTCGTTAAGTTCTTCTGGCTCGTTTCCTTCGCCTATTCTTTGTTCATTGTTATCCTTTAACCACTCTTTAGGGTTATCTGTAAGCGCAACAAATTCTGTTTCGCCATAAGGATTTATATAATCAATTTGATATATTTTCATTATTCATTCTCCTCAAGGTTAGTTTCGATTTCATCATGACCATCCATGAATTCCCAATCTAGTTCTTCTTCGTGTCCTTTTCTTTCCGCATCTTCCCAAGATTCCGCCATGACATGACACTCCTCAATTTTCCTGGTTATTTTTACCAGTCTAAATTCTTTTAATTTATTGTCTTTCATTTTTTCTCCTATAAATCGTATTCAGTTAAAACTATCTCATGTAATTTAATAATTACATCCTCTGGAAGTTGAGCTAAAAGCAATCCAAGTTCATAAGAACTTTTAAACTTTCCGGAATCATGGTTTAAATAAATCCATAAATTAGTTTTATGAACAAATATAATTTGACTTGTTGATGTATGGTTTATTTCTACATCATCTCCAAAAGGATGTTCTTCTAAAATCTCCTCAATATAATTGATAAGACCTTGCAATCTATGTTCCTCTTTATAAAAAGATCTTTTTGCCATTGTTATTTCTCCTCTAATGTTTTAATAATTTTAAATATCTTGTTCCAATCTCCTTCATTTGCTGTCCATTGGTACAAAATAGAATTACAACTACCATGTTTAATGGTAATTACGCCATTTGATAAATCGCAAGTAAAACTTGCGCTTCCTTCTTCTCTCATTTTCATTTCTTCTCCTTTAAAAGTTTATTTAATAAATTGTTCATATCTTCTTGCGTTATATCTTCTCCAATAACATCAGATATATTGTCTAAAAAGTGAACATCATCTAAAAAGTTAAAACACACATCTATTATGTTTTTTTCTTTGTCTGTTAGTTCTGGCATGGTTATTTCTCCTCTAGTGTTTTATCTAAAAGATTATTAACTACTTTTAAATAATTAGAACAATATCTTTTATCAACAGAATCACTTCCACTATGAATTAAATTTATTAATTCTTTGCACTCTTTCCATAAAACATCCTCTAAAACTTCTTTTTGTCTTTTGGTTAATTCCATTTTTATTTCTCCTATAAAATAATTACTAAAGCTATTTCTGTAATCAATAGCATTGTTAAAATAAATATAAATGATATTTTTGCTTTCAAATAATTCATTGTTATTTCTCCTATATATATTCTTTTGTAAGTTCAATTAATTTTTGATCTTTTGGATTGTTCTTAATGTATTTAAGAACTTCTTCAAAATCATCAGTAATGAAAGCATCTCCGCCATCGTAACCATAACAAAGCACAACTTGAAATCTTGGATAATTCTTTTCTCCAAAAATATCCTTGTTGTTTTCTTGTCTTGTCTTTTCATCATGTGAGTTAATCCACACGTGATAAGATTTATAATTATCTTCTTCGGTGCTAAAACTTGGCAAAGAATCATTGTGATAGGACATACATACCCATTCTTTTGGTATGTCTAAATCACTATAATAGTTTCTCCAATCGTCATAAATACTCATTGTTATTTCTCCTTTAAGTTATAGATAGCTTCGTTATATCCGGCAACAAAGCCAAGCATTTCTTGTTTAGAATTAAATCTTTTTAAGTCATGTCCATAGTAATGACCTAAAGTAATAGAATACTCATTAAAAAGTAATCCCTCTTTGTTGATTTTCTCTGCTGTCGCTATATGGTCAAAACCATACTTTTTGCAATTCTTTTGAAATTGTTCACATTGAAAAGCATAGTAGTATTTTTTATCTCCTCTTAGAACAAAAGTAATGTTTTCTTTTGCTTGTTTAAATTCAAGCTCTCTTTCTTTTTGAAAGCGTTCCATTCTTTCTTCTAGTTCTTTAAATGTTTCAGTTGTCATTGATAATTCTCCTTTATTTAGTTAATCAATATGACAATGATACCAGAAGAACAATCATTTACAACCATTTAAAGACACTTTCATGCTCTTTATATAGGTACATTGTTTCTCCAAATTAGTGCTTAAAAGATCAAAAAAATATAAAATAAGCTATGCAAGAGAAGAAAAAAGCCGGAAGAAAGCGCATTACCTTCACAGAGGAACAATTAGAACAAATTGAAAAATTATCTGGTCTAGGTGTTTCAGAACGCTCTATCGCAGAAGTTTTGGGCGTTTCATTAAGTACACTCGCAAGAAGGAAAAGAGATTCTGCTATTTTTGACACCACTTTAAAGAGGGGAAAGATTAAAGCTGTAGCAGAGGTTTCAAATGCTCTTTTTGATTCGGCAACCGGGAGAAGCGGAAATCCGCCCAACGTGTCTGCGCAAATCTTCTTTTTAAAAAATAGGGGCGAAAAAGTTGCGGATTGGTCAGACGTTCAAAAAATAGAAAATACGTTTTCACTTGATGAAATTATAAACTCCGCTAAAAAACGCATACCAGATGCAACCGCAGAACTCAAAAGGGTTGAAGATGTTGATTCTAATAGGGGGCGTTCCTTCTTAGATAGTAAAGAGTCTTTAAATGTTTCTGAATCTCTCCCTTCTACCAAAGCAGAAACATAAATTGGGCGATGAAGTTTTCTTTTCTCCGCTTTATCGCCCATCCTATAAGATCCTGGCCCATAGTAAGCGCTTACTATTGCCAGGACCCCCATTTAAAAGTAATCAGGCCGGCAGCGTACGAGTAACTAATGAGATAATTTTTTTTTAATATTATGAAATATGGAAGCGAAGTAGAAAAAAAACTAATGACCGAACTATGGTCAATGAATATCAAAGATGATCCTTTGAATTTTGTTAAATTTGTCTTTGAATGGGGAAAAGAAGGAACACCCCTTGAAAACTTTACTGGCCCAAGAAAGTGGCAAGAAAAAATTTTGCGAGATATTGGAATACATATACAAAGAAATCAAACTATTGATTTTCCAGAAATGTATCGTTTAGCAGTTGCTAGTGGTCGTGGTATTGGCAAGTCTGCTTTAGTGTCTTGGTTGATACTATGGATGCTATCTACCAGACTAGGATCAACAATAATTGTAACAGCAAACACCGAACAGCAATTACGCTCAAGAACATGGGCGGAATTAGGAAAATGGCTAACTTTAGCCATAAATTCTCATTGGTTTAATAAAACCGCAACAACGATAAGACCGGCACAATGGTTTGAAGAAGCGCTTGTGCGTGATTTAAAAATTGATACTGGATATTACTACGCACAAGCGCAATTATGGTCTGAGGAAAATCCAGATGCTTTTGCCGGTATTCATTCAAGTTATGGTGTTTGTTTAATCATGGATGAAGCATCTGGTATTCCTGCACCTATTTACAGCGTTTCTGAGGGATTTTTCTCTGAGCCAACAGCAGATAGGTATTGGCTAACTTTTTCTAATCCTAGAAGAAATACAGGCCCATTTTATGATTCTTTTCATGGAAAGCGTTCGTTCTGGAAACAAGAACAAATTGATTCAAGAACAGTTGAAGGCACAGATAAAGAGTTATTCCAACAAATGTTAGAACAATATGGCGAAGATTCAACAGTCGCACGTGTGGAAGTATTGGGCGAATTCCCACGTGCTGACGATGATACTGTAATTCCAATGGAGTTAATCAAAGCATCTATTGACAGAGATGTTTCTTTGTCTGCAAGTGCGCCAATTATTTGGGGATTAGATGTTGCACGTTATGGTGGCGATAATTCTGCTCTTTGCGTTCGTCAAGGAAACACAGTTTTAGAAATGAAGTCTTTTCAGTCTATGGATTTGATGCAACTTTGTGGTGCGGTAAAAAATAAATTTGATGATTGCACCGCCTTAGAACGACCACAAGAAATTTTAGTTGATGTTATCGGTTTAGGCTCTGGTGTTGTCGATAGACTTGCGGAACAGAATTTGCCTGTACGTGGGATCAATGTTTCTGAAGCACCGGCAACGAAAAAAAATTATTTAAATTTACGAGCAGAGTTGTGGTTTGGCATAAAAGATTGGTTGGCGCAGCGTGATTGCAGACTTCCTAATGATGATGAGCTTGTTTCTGAATTAGCTGCGCCTATTTACAAATATACATCATCTGGAAAAATAAAACTCGAAAGTAAAGAAGAAATGCGTAAGCGTGGAATAAAATCTCCAGACAAAGCAGATGCTTTAGCACTAACAATGGCAAGTTCAGCTGCTTCCTTTAGTGGCAGTATGTCGTTTATGGGGTATAATTTTAGGCAACCTTTAAAATCCAAAATTATACGCATAGGTTAATCAATGGAATACGACAAAGATAAAGAAGAAAATCAAGAAGAACAGATTGATACAAGAGAATTACAAAGCATCATTAAATCCGAAATGGATGATGCTAAAGACTACATCGACCAAATCGGAGAGTCTAGGGCGGAAGCTACAGAATATTATTTAGGCAACGAGCCTGAAGCAAATAGTTCTTTGCAGTCGGAGTTTATTTCTACTGACGTTCGAGATTCTATTTTATTTATGTTGCCCTCAATCATGCGTACGTTTTTTGGCACGAAAAAAGTCGTTGAATTTATACCTCGTAATGTTGAGGACATACCATTAGCAGAACAACAAACAAACTATATTAATTATATTATTCAACAAAAAAATCCTGGCTTTAAAGTTCTTTATGATGCGTTCAAAGATGCGCTCGTACGAAAATCAGGTTTTGTTAAGGCATTTTGGGATGATAGCATTTCAGCTTCTACACACGAATACACAAATTTAACTAGAGAAGCATACATGGCGTTAGTTATGGATGCTGATGTTGAAATAGTTAAAGAAAAAATTGAAATGGAACAAATGAAAATGATTGATCGTATGACTGGCGAAGAAGTCATGCAAGAAACTCCAGTTAGTTATGATGTAACAATTAGAAGGGTAAAGAAAAAAAATCAAGTTTGTATCGAGTCTATCCCCCCAGAAGAAGTTTTGATTTCTCGTAACGCAAGAAATATTTATGAAGCGCCTTATGTTGCACATCGCATGGTAAAAACTGTAAGCGACTTAGTAGCTATGGGTTATGACAGAGAAGAAATACAACAATATGCGGGATCAGGCTCTAATTTAGATGCTGATACTTACGATGAAATAGAAGCTCGTAATCCTTATGACGACAATGTTTTTGACGACAGAGGAAGTTATGGCAATAAAAATGTTTTATATGTTGAACATTATTTATTTTTTGATTTAGATGGCGATGGTATAGACGAGCGTATAAGAGTTTGTACTGCCGGAGAAGGAATAAATGTAATTAATGTTGAACAATGGGATGATTTACCGATTGTAATGTTTTCTCCTGATCCTGAGCCACATACAGCTATAGGATCGTGTCCGGCAGATTATGTTATGCCAATACAAAGAGCTAAATCACAAATTATGCGTGATACTTTAGACTCTTTGGGCCATTCAATTTTTCCAAGAATGGGTGTGGTTGAAGGACAAGTTAATATTGACGATGTACTAAACACCGATATAGGACAACCAATTCGTATGAGAGCGCCAGGTATGGTGCAACCTTTTTCAGTACCTTTTGTGGGTAAAGAAGCCTTTCCGGTTTTAGGATATTTAGACGAAGCAAAAGAAAACAGAACTGGTGTTTCTAAAGCAAGTGCCGGTTTAAACGCTGAAGCTCTGCAAAGCACTACTAAAGCTGCGGTATCAGCTACTATGTCTGGTGCGCAAGGCAGAGTTGAGTTGATTTGTCGTCATTTTGCCGAAGGTGGCATGAAAGAATTGTTTGGTTTGGTAAATAATTTAGTTGTTAAGCACCAGGAAGGACAAGATATGTTTAGACTTAACAACGAGTTTATCCCAGTTGATCCTCGTTATTGGGATTCTGATAAAGATATTTCTATTAATGTTGCAATTTCTAAAAACAGCGATGAAGAAAAAATGATGGTGCTAAATAACTTAGCAAGTAAGCAAGAACAAATTTTACAACAGTTAGGCCCACAAAATCCTTTAGTAAATTTACAGCAATACTCAAACACACTTACTAAAATGATTGAGTTAGCAGGCTTTAAAGATGCGCAAAGTTTTGTAAATACTCAAGTTCCGCCTATGCCCCCAATGCCAGAGGAACAGAAACCTGATCCTGCGGAATTATTAGCAGAAGCAGAAATTCAAAAATCAAGAGTTCAAGCGCAAAAAGCTGTATTGGATGCAGAAACAAGTCGTATGAAAATTATTATGGATGATGATAGACAGCGTGATGAAGCTGAAGCCGATATTAGAATAAAAGCTGCTGAATTAGCAGCTAAATATGGAACGCAAGTTGATATTGCTGAAATAAACGCTCTAATGGAACGAGATAGAGAAACTATAAGGCAAGTGGCAAAAGTTGAGTCGCAGGGGTTGTTTGACGATGACTTCAGTATCTCCAGTTAAACTTTATCATTTGGAATGTGTAGTTGGGGAACACGTTTATATCGGCACAGATATTAAAGCTCGTAGTTTTGAACAAGCAAAATCATTTATGAAATTTTTATTTAAGGATAAAATAGAAGCTGATACTGAAATATTTTTAATTAAAGAAACAACTTTGCACTAATGACAGATTCAAGACTAAAACAAGCAGGTGTGTCTGGGTATAATAAACCTAAAAGAACACCAGGACATAAAACCAAATCACATATTGTCGTTGCTAAAGAAGGCGACAAAGTTAAAACTATTCGTTTTGGACAGCAAGGAGTAAAAACCGCAGGTAAACCAAAAGCAGGCGAGTCAGCAAAACAAAAGGCTCGTAGAAAATCTTTTAAAGCTCGTCATGCAAAAAATATTAAAAAGGGGAAGATGTCAGCAGCTTACTGGGCGAATAAAGTAAAATGGTAAGAAAATTTAAAAAAGTACCAAAGACCAAAGGCGGTGTTCCTAAGAAGTATGTAAAAGGCGCAAAAAATCCAAAGGCTAGGGAGAAAGAAATAAAAAGAACTGCTAAACTATACAGACAAGGTAAATTAACACCGGCTATGATGAACAAAATATCTAAACAGAGAAGTAAAAGTGGCAGGAAGTAAGGAAGCGACTATAGATAAATACTCTAAGTCTAGTGGTATTTCCAAAGGTACTTTAGCAAAAGTTTATAAACGAGGTCTTGGCGCATATTATTCGTCAGGATCACGACCAGGTGTATCTGCGCATCAATGGGCTGCAGGCCGAGTACGATCTTTTGCTACAGGCAAAGGCGGTGCAAGAAAAGCCGATGCAGATTTATTAAGACCAAAAAGTAAAAAGAGGACAGCGTAATGCCAGGTTATCATTTAAAAACAAAAAAGAAAAAAAACAAAAAACCTAAAACTAAAAAGAAATATTAAGCATGAATAAAAAAATAAAAGCACCTAAAGGCTATCACTTTATGAAGTTTGGCAAGACTTATAAATTAATGAAGCACGAAGGCAAATTCAAGCCACACAAAGGGGCAAGTTTAACTGCTGAGTTTGAGGTGCAAAAAACTCATGGTTAAGACAAGTGGATTTTGAGCAATATTATGTTGAAGCATCTTTATTATTAGCAAGTGTCTTAGGTGGTCTTGCTCTTAAAGATTATTCAGTATCATTCATCAAAGGTCTTAAATTCAAACTTAACTCACAATTTAACGAAGGCGATAAAGTCTTACTAGATGGCGAACAAGCCATGATAATTAAGATTGGCATGGGTACAACTGTCTTTGGCGTATATTCAAAAGATGGCTATACTTGGCGTTATATTAGTAATAATAAAATAGAAAGTTTAAAACTAGAAAAAATAGTTGATAAAAATTTACACGTTGATTCAGCGCATGAAAAAGCTATGAAACTACAAAAGATATTAGAGGGTAAAGACAATGATTGATAAATTTTTTAAACCAATAAGCGATTTAATTGGTAAAGCCATACCTGATAAAACTAAACGTATGGAATTAGAAGCTAGTATCAAATCACAAATGATTGATTTGCAAAAAGCTCAAGCAGAAATTAATTTAGAACAAGCTAAACATCCTAGTATTTTTGTTTCGGGAAGTAGGCCTGCAATCCTTTGGATCTGCGCATTGGCCTTAATGTGGCAATACTTTTTAGCACCTTTAATGAATTGGATAGTAGTTGTTTCAGGATCATCAATTCAACCGCCAGTTTTAAATACTGAAGGACTAATGACCTTAACTTTGTCTTTGCTTGGTCTTGGTGGTTTAAGAACTGCTGAAAAATGGAAAGGCGTAGCTCGTAACAATATGCGAGAAGAAAATGTCAAAGATGTACTAAGGCCTTAGTATGGTATTCATGACAGAAATTCCGGCAGTTTTATCAGATAAAACTGTAAGAATATTTGAAGGCCCTTTGGTTTATGCTAATACTTATGAAGAAGCTAAAATTAAAGCAAAAACAATGAATAAAGATTTGATTATTGTTGGCGAATATATAATGGCAGAAAAAATACTTTTTGAAGATGAATTGGGAACTTTATAAAAATTTTAAGCCAGAAGAATTTGCTTGTCAGCATTGTGGTAAAGAAGGCATTAAAGAAGAACTATTAAATAGGCTACAAGCTCTTAGAACTTTTTTAAATTTTTCTTTTGTAGTCAGTTCTGGCTATCGTTGTCCAGAACATCCTATTGAAGCAAAAAAATCTAAGCCTGGTACACATAGTACAGGTCTTGCAGTTGATATATTGTGTCGTGGTGCAGAAGCATATAAAATTATTACTTATGCAAAAGAATATGGTTTTACAGGTATTGGTGTTAATCAAAAAGGCAATAGTAGATTTATACATCTTGATATTGCAGATCATTCAGAAGAAAGACCAAGACCTACTGTTTGGAGTTATTAATGGCAAAAGCAACAGTAACAGAAGTAGATAAGCGTTTAAGTTCGCATGAAGCTGCTTGTGAACAGCGTTGGAAAGAAAACTATAGACGTTTAGAGTCTATTGAACATGGCATTACCTCACTCAACAAAACCCTTAGAAACACTCTGATATTTGTCCTAACTATATTTTTAGGCGTTATAGGATTTTTACTCCAAGAAGTTATTTATCAAGCTATCTCATAAATTATGCCCTCACAAAAAGAAATATTAGAAGCCAATGAAGCAGAAGTTATTTTAAATAGCGAAGTATTTAAAAAAGCTGTTGCACACCTCAAAGAAGAATATATGCAAAAGTGGGAAAACTCCTCTGAAGCTGATAATAGTTTTAGAGAAGATTTACACAAAGCTATCAGAATTTTGCCAGAAGTAGAAAAACATCTAAGGATTATTATTGAAAAAGGCAGAATAACTAAAACTCAATTAGACAAGATAAGAAGCATAACTAGATAATAATTCTTGAGCTTTCCTGGTCTTTTAGAGTAAAATTTGAACATTATTTACTATATGAGGTAAAAACATGGCAACACCGGAAAAACCGACTGCATTACAAACTAATTTACAACAGGCAGAACAAGCATTTTCTAACTTATTGACTCCTGAAGAAGAAGCACCAATAGAAGAAAATCAAGAGCTTGTTGAAGAAGCTGTAGAAGAAATCGAGGAAGTTACCGAAGAAACAGAAGTTGAATTGGAAGCTGCTGAAGAAATCGAAGAAACAGATGAAGAAGTTCTTGAAGAAAATCAAGACGAGTCAATAGAAGATCAAGTAGAGCATGAGGAGAGCGAACAACCTGAGCTTTATACTGTCAAACAAAATGGTATAGAAGCTCAAGTTACCCTCGAAGAACTCCAAAATGGCTACAGTCGTCAGCAAGACTATACACGCAAGACTCAAGAATTGGCTAATCAACGTAAAGAGATTGAAAGCCAACAAGCAGAGTTATCGCAAAAAGACGAAGTTTATAGGGATTTATTACCTAAACTTGAAGCTAGTTTAGAAGCCGAATTAGGCAAAGAGCCTGATTGGAAACAGCTATATGAAAATGATCCCATATCTTATGTTCGTGAAAAAGATGTTTGGAACGAAAAAAAGAAACAACTGGAAGCTACAAAAGCTGAACAGCAAAGACTCAAAGATGATGAAATTGCAAAACAGCGAGAACAAATAGAGCAATTTATTCAGTTCGGCAACCAGGAGTTATTAAATAAAGTTCCGGAATGGAAAGATTCCGAAAAAGCTAATTCTGAAAAGATAGCTATTAGGGATTATGCTATTAACTCATTAGGTTTCACAGCAGAAGAAATGGATCAGGTTTATGACTACAGAATTTTATTAGGTTTAAGAAATTCTTGGTTGCATGATAAAACTGTAAAAGCAACAAAGAAAAAACCAACACAAAAATCTGCAGCTAGAGTAGCTAGGCCTGGAACTGCAAATCAAGTTAAGAAATCAACTCCTTTAAAACAGTCTAAACAGAGGTTAGCTAAATCTGGAAAAGTACAAGATGCGGCTAAAGTTTTTGAAAATTTAATTTAATTTCTAGCGAAAGCTAGAGGAGTATGAAAAATGGCTAAAGTTACAAATGCCTTTGATACTTATACTGCGACTGCTGACAGAGAAGAATTAAGCGATGTTATTTATAACATCTCTCCAACAGCAACTCCGGTAATGAGTGCAATAGGAAGAAATAACGTAAGTAATGTGCAGTTTGATTGGCAAGTAGAATCTTTGCCAACTCCAAGTGCAACTGGAAAACTTGAAGGTTTTGAACTTTCAAGAGCAGCTTCGACTGCTACAACTAGAGTGAGCAATATCTGTATGATTTCAAGCAGAGATGCAACAGTTACAGGCTCACAAAATGCTTCTGATGCAGCAGGCAAAAGAAGTGAAATGGCGCACCAATTAGCTCTTATGGCTAAAGCGTTGAAAAGAGATATGGAAGAAGCCTTAACTCAAAACAACGCAAAAGCAGCCGGTAACGCTACTACTGCTAGACAAACAGGTGGTTTAGAAACTTGGATCACTACTAACAAGTCTATCGGTACTAATGGTGTTTATGGCGGTAGTGGTGCAGCTACTACTAATGGAACGCAAAGAGCTATAACTGAAGCTCTTGTTAAGACTGTTCAACAGTCTTGTTTCACTAATGGTGGAGAGCCATCATTATTAGTTGTTGGCCCTCATGTAAAATCAGTTGTATCTGGTTTTACAGGCAGAAGTTCAGCTAGACAGTTTGTAGATGCTAATACTATTGAAGCATCTGTATCTATCTATTCTGGCGACTTTGGAGAACTACAAGTAGTTCCTTCAAACAGAAGTAGAAGCAGAACTGCCTTACTATTAGATCCTGAGTATGCAAAAGTTTCTTATCTTAGAGATTTTGAAACTATTGACATCTCAACTATTGGTGATGCTGAAACTAAAATGATAGTTGTTGAATATGGCTTAGAAGTGAGCAACGAAGCTGCTCATGGTGCTGTGTACGACTTATCAACATCATAAGTTTAATTAAGGGGGGCGACTAATCGCCCCTCTTTTTTAAAATGGCAAGAAGAACAGTAATAGACTCAAGAACAAACTTTGTTAGCGAATTTGCTACCGAAGATGATAAGTTTGTTTATCACACCAAACAAAACGTAGCGCCAATATTGAAGCACGTTAAAGACCTACAAGAATTAAAACCAGGCAAAGAATTACGTCATGTTGCGGAAGTACCTATGGTAATATATCAAAAAGCTATACGAGAAGGTTGGGCGAACGACAAAGCCAAATGGAAAAAATGGTTAAACGATCCCAACAATAAACTTTTCAGAACTTGGCAAGGTAAAGTATGACGTACGATGAACTAAAAACACAGATAGCAGATTTTTTAAACAGAAGCGATTTGACTTCTAAACTTGACTCTTTTATTGATATTACTGAAGGAGAACTAAACAGAAGATTAAGAACAAAAGATATGGTAATAAGAGCTAATGCAGTTGCAGATGGTCAATATCTTTCTTTGCCTTCAGATTGGCTAGAAGCTATAAATATAGAAATTACATCTAGCGACTTTACACCTTTATTGCAACAGTCTATTGAGTCTTTAGATGTTTATAGAAAAGCTAATGACAATACTTCCGGACAACCGGTTTATTTTGCTATTGTTGATAAAACTTTAGAATTAGCACCTACACCTGATAAAGATTATACTTTACAATTAACTTATTATGGCTCGATACCTGCTTTAAGTAGCACAAACACTACTAATTTTGTATCGACCGGACATCCAGACGTTTATTTGTATGGTTGTCTAAAACACGCTTCTATTTATTTAATGGAAGATGAACGTGTAAGTATGTTTTCTCAGTTGTTTGAAAAAGCATTAGAGGAAATGAGAATGGAACAAGAACGTGCTGAATTTGGCAAAGGCTCTTTAATACCAAGAAGAAGAACTTATGGCAAAGCACATAAAACAACTTATCATTTAAAGAATTGAGGTAAGACATGGCAGCATTTAGTGATTATTTAGAAAACAAGGTTTTAGGCCATGTTTTTGGCGGTACTGCTTATACAGCGCCAACAACTTTATATGTGGCTTTATATACAGTAGCACCATCTGATACTGGTGGTGGCACAGAAGTTTCAGGTGGCGGTTATGCTAGACAAACCTCTACTTTTAATGTTTCTGGCACAAATCCAACTGAAGCTACTAATGCTTCAGCTATTGAATATCCTGAAGCAACAGCAAACTATGGAACTGTAGTTGCAGTTGGTGTATTTGATGCTTTAACAAGTGGTAATTTACTTGCATATTCTACGCTTACAGCATCTAAAACTATCGACTCTGGAGATGTTTTCCGAATAAACGCAGGAAATTTAGACATTACTCTAGCGTAACATCATGGCCACTATAGGCTACAACGAAGGTTACTACAGCAGATCAAAATGGAATGATTTAGCTTTTCAAGGAGAAGCTGAAATAAATGCTGTTAGCAACATGGTTGCAGTTGGAAGCGTTGTAATAGGTGGACAAAGCACAATACCTGCGGTTTCTTCTTTTTCTTCTGAAGGAATAAAAATATTTTTAGGTACAGCTAATATTCAAGGTACAACTAATTTTTCTTCAGAAGGTACACAAATATTTACAGGTCAAGTAACTATGAGCGCAGTTTCACATTCAAGCTCAAGAGGACAGTTTATAGTTAGCGCAAATTCAACAATAAATGCTGTTTCAAATTTTAATTCGTTTGGCTCAAAAGTAAATTTTGCTCAAGCGACTATAGCTGCAATCGCTAGTTTTAGTTCTATCGGTGGGTTAAAATGGACAGACCAAAATGTTGCAGCAGATACTTGGACAGAACAAAATGTTTCTAGTGCTAATTGGACTAACGAAACAAATCCAAGTACAACCTGGACAGAATTAGACAAACAAGAGGTTTCATAACATGGCAGATACGTTCACAACTAACCTTAACCTTACTAAACCAGAGCCAGGTGCAGCAGAAAATACTTGGGGTATTTCTTTAAACTCTAATTTAGATACTTTAGATGCAATTTTTAGCGGAACAGGCACAGCAATTTCTTTGAACATAGATGGTGGAGATATTTCTTCTGCTGTTGTAATAAATAAATCGCCAACTGTTACTTTAACTGGAGATGTTACTGGATCAGGCGCTTTGACTAATTTAGCAAATGTTTCTATAGCATTGTCTTTATCTAGCTCAATAAGTCCAACTTTTCAAAATTTAACATTGTCTGGAAACGACTCAATTAAAGTACCTGCAGGAACTACAGCGCAAAGAAACGCATCTGCTGTTAATGGAATGTTTAGATACAACTCCACAACAAATGAATTTGAAGGTTATCAAAACAATGCTTGGGGGGCTATTGGCGGTGGTGGAACTACTGTTAATAATAATGCTGATAACAGAATAATTACCGGAAGCTCAACAGCAGACACTTTAGAAGCTGAAACAGATTTGACCTATACAGGCGG